AAAGCTTGGTGCCCGCTGCGCCGGATCCCGTCAGGTCAAAATCCCCGTCGATGGTGTCGGCTTCCAGAACGGTATAGCTGGTGCCGATCAGCGCCATCACAGTGCCGATCAGAGTCAGCAGGTCGGTCTTTGTGACCGGTACGATACGATCCTTGTTGATCATGATACTTTCCTCCTCATTTTTTGTAGGATAACTGGGCCGCTCTCTGCATGAAGTACTCGCTGAGCTTTCCTCCCGCGGCCCCATAGTTCCAGAGATCGGAGACCCCACGGGCGACGATGCCGTTTGTGATGTTGCTCTCCGATACTCCGGCATCGATCAGGAACGCCTTGACCTCGTCGAAATACTCTTTCAGCGTGTCGTCCTGATAGTCCCCGGTGATGCCCAGGGCTTTCTTGACATCCTCAAGCGTCGCAGCCATGCGGAGCCTCCTGCTTTATCAGGTCGCGTCCGTCCCCACCGCCCACGCGCCGTCTGTGACTTTCAGAACCTTTCCGTTGTCGGCAGAGGTTACGGCAGGCAGGGTGGCCGTGGATCCGGAAGAGACCAGTTCGGCGATGGCATTGATGAGATCCGGGATCATCGTCATGGATGCAACGGCGTCAGGATCTCCGCCCATCGCTGCGTAAAGAGCCTTGAGCGCAGTGACAGTCTGTCTCATCGTGTGCCTCCTTAGCCCTTGATGATCTTATAGTAGCCGGTGGGATTCAGCACCTTGCCGTCAACCACGACCAGAGCCTTGTCCACCCACTCGTTCGTCTCCTCGTCAAAGTACCGGCGCATGGTGAAGCCGAAGTTCTCGTTGATGGCATATTCCAGCGGTTGCCAGAAGATGCCGATCACGTCGCCCGCGCTGGCCGTGTCGAAGTCCGGAAGGATGTCCTCTTCGACGAGGGAGATGTTCCTCCCGAAGAAGCGACCGTTCGGATTCATCGCGTCGCCGTCGTTGACCTCGAGACCGGTCGCCTGCCGGAAGATGGGATTCCCGTTCGCGTCGGCCATCGTCTCGAGGTACGCGTCCACGGTGGACAGCGGGAAGATGAACTCGCCGGACCGGTAGCCGAGAGGAAGCTTGGCGAAGAAGTTCTTCCGCCACTTGATCCAGTCGCCCATGTCCGCTGCGGTCATGACGATGGTGTTGGTGATCCGGGTATCGTTCAGAATACCGGTCATCTGGCCATTGCCGTTGCCGTTGACGATACCGTAGTCCATGGCCTGCAGGTACGCGATGGCGATCACTTCGGCCAGACGTGCCTCGAAGGATTCGAGGGTGAGAAGCTGGGAAACGAAGGTCTGAGCGATGCGGATTTCAGCCGTGTGGTAGCCGAAGGAAACCTTCGACAGCGCGTTCACCTTCTGACGCGGGGAAACGGTGGACTCGGTGATCCACTTGAAGGTGGCGGAAAGCGCGCCGATCGGATACTCGACGCCGCCGCGGACGGACGTTTTTCTGACCTTGTTGTAGAGGTTTCCGTACCGCTTGCGGACGGTATTGATGACCTCGTTCATGATGGTCAGCGGGATCGCCGCCGCCGTGTCGTTGGTATTGATGGTGTCGCCGGCGCGGAACTCCGCGGGAATGGGAGTACCGTTCTGGACATAGGCCATGAACGCCTGACGATACTCTCTGGTGTTGATCGTCGGCTCGTCTCTCTGCTGGGGCTGATTCACGCCGAAGGCCGCGGCCTGAATACCGGCATTGTGAGTCTGGGCGTTCGCCGGAGGATTGCCGGGATTTGCCGATCTGGCCTCTTCCGCCTCGATCTCGTCCAGCTCCGCCTTCACCTCGGCGATTTCCTCGTCGAGTTCAGCCACCCGCTCGTTGATGGATCTGACCTCGGCCGCGTCGCTGGATTCAAGGCCTTTCTTGACAAGGGCTTCACGCTTGGCGAGGAGCCTCTTGTGCTTCTTTGCGAGAATGTCTTTTCTCATTTTCTGATACCTCCTAACAGTTTCAGTTTTTCATGCAAAAGGTCGATCTCGTTACCGCTGTCCAGCGGCGCCGCTCCCTGCTGTCTGGCATTGTCCAACGCCGACCGTGCGCTCTCCAGCGCCTCCTTGCTTCGAGCATTTATCTCAGTGGTGTCATACGCGGGGAAAGTGACCGCGCTGACCTCCACGACGGATCCGATAGAAATAATGTGCCTCGTGGGATAGTCTGATTCGAGGTTGTCCCACCGCTCAGAATCGACGGAGAACAGGAACGACATGCCGCTGATGTCTCTCCGCGCGACCGCGCTGTAAAGAGCAGCGGCCTCGGGATTGTTCTCACAGTCGAGGATCGCCCGGATGTCCATCCCGAAATCATTCACGGAGAGCTGCATGGTGCTGTTTCCGTTGTTCCTCCGGGATCTGGCCAGCGGAATCTTCCGCGTGTCATGGTTCACAAGGAGCCGGACGTCCGTGAGGTCTGTCTTGTCGAGCGCGCCCCGGTCGATGACCTCCTCGAACCATCCTCCGATGTCGGTTTTCGAATCATATACGATGGGGCGTCCGGTGATGATGTTCCCGCCCTCTCCGCTTTCAGCGCGGACCTCGAACATGTAGGATCTGCGTTCAAGTTCCGGCTTGGTCTGTGTGTTCTTGCCCTTGTTCATTTCAAGCCTCCGTTTTCGTTTCATCGACCACGTCCACGTTCACCTTCCCGACCTGGTACTGATCGGCATTGTTCGCGTCGATCCAGTTCAGCGACATGAAGCGTTTTCCTTCCAGCTCTTTCAGCGGCTTCAGGCCCAGAGCGACGCGCTTCTCATTTTCATACAGGCCGCCCGTCGGCGCCAGCGTGTTGATCATCTCGAGCGTTTGCGCAACGGTCATGAAAATCAACTCCTTCGGGTACAGGCTGACCTTGTTTCCGAAGGCTTTCTCCCGATCCGTGAACAGCTTTTTCGTGAACGCCTGGGAGATGGCGATGATCAGCGGCTCGAGCGTCTTCTGATAAAACGCCTCATACTGCTCCTTTGTGAAGTCTCCGGTCAGGATGTCCAGCGGAACGCCCCAGTTGCGAAGGATCTTCTCGTCGATGAATTTCAGCGTATCCCCGTCCACAAGCGAGGCTTCGCGCTTCAGCGGCGTGAACTCGGCCTTCAGATCCAGCGGAAGGAACCCGTTTTCGGAATTTGCGAGCTTCCGCTCCATCTCCCGGAGCGCCGCCTCGGTCTTTCCGTCGTCGATCAGGGTGTTGTACTTGACCACGCCGTTGACGGCATAGCTGGCGTTCATGGCCTTTGCGATGCCCTGAAGCATCTTGTAGTTCAGATCCAGCGTCGAGAGCAGGGCTTTGTGGTCCGGCTGTCCTATTTCGTCCCCGCCCATATACTGGTTCACGGCGAAGTTGTAGCGGATATGGATCACGTCGTCGTAAGGGATCGTGGTTTCGTACCCGTTCCAGAAAATAAACTGGGTGAACAGCCGGTTCGACTCGTCCACGATGAAGTTCACCTGAGAAGGGTTGATCGGATACAGGGCGTCATAATACCGCCGTTCCTGGCCCGTCTTGTCGTCGATCCATGTCCGATAGACCGGTATGATGAACGCATTGTAGTTCATCAGCAGGAGCCACACCATTTTTTCGAGGAACTCGTTCGTGGTCATGAGCGGATTCGGATTATTCAACACATCCTGAACCGTGGACTTCACCGGCACCGGATCGCTCCCGTTATACCGGACGTGTGTCGGATTGAGCTTTTTCATCTCATCGACGATGCACTTCAGAGCCTGCACCACCACGTCGGATGCGTAGATGTTGGTGCCGAACTGCGTAAAAATGGGAGCGAACCCATTCATGGTCGGCGCCAGTTTCTGTGTTTTAGGGCCTCGACGGAACAGCCTGTTGAACCACTCCAAATCAGGTCACCCCCCTATCAGCTTTTTATAATCGCTCCGATACCGCCGGAGCACTTCGGTGGCCATGATCAGCGTGACGGCCCCGTCGATCCGTTTGGAGTTCAGTCCGGACGGCTTTACCGGCTGAATCTGTCCAACATTGTCCACCTCACAGCAGCAGTTTGAGAGACACCACCGGTCGATCGGATTCCTCCGGTAGTTGATCAGGCGGCTTCGCAGATCAGCCTCCGTGAGCTTCATGGCGTTTGAGAGGCTGCGTCCCTGCGCCAGCATCTCGGTGTCGAAGCTGTAGGCCTCGCACCTGTCCAGGAACTCCTTCGCGTACCTCTGGTCGTACCCGATCTTATACGGCCTGAGCTTGTATTCCTTGAACAGCCCGTAGAACCAGTCGGCCACACCTGCTATGTCAACGTCGTTCCCTTCGCAGATCGTCAGGA